TCCCACATGGGCTGATGTCTCGTAATAGTCACACCCCATATCCTCCGCATACATTTCCGTGAGTTTTCCTGCTGTCTGGTTTACTCCGGTCAATAATGATCTGCGTACAGCAACGTCCAGTTTGGAAGAATGGCCGTTTGAGTAGTAGACCTTGCTTCCCTGGATTGCCGCCGCCCTGATCGCCTGTTTCATTGCTTCCTGATATGGAAAAGCCCCGGATGCCACTTGCATGTATGCCATGTTGGTAGCTTCCAGGTATAGGCTCTGTGTGGCAACAGCTGTTGTGCCGGTCAGATTGTTCAGGTTTCCTTGCGTCTTTTCGATTGCCGCCGCCAGTGTTTGCATCATTACCGGCGATGTATTCAGCGTGATCGGAGATAATCCGGCTGCTGTCACAAACTGGCTCTCATAGGCAAGTGATTTTACTCCTGCCTCATTGAATAACTCCTGAATATACGCATCGGAGAAACCTGTTATTGCGGCTACATCCTGTGTGATCTCCTCCAGGAGCTTTCCGGATTCCTGAACCTGCTTTAACTGCCACATTGCAGAATCGGTCACTCTACCGGTCTTTGCAATCCTCCGGGCGATGTCCTCCACAATTTTAATGTTCAGCTCGTCATAGATTCCCAGGACGCTATCTGCACACGCCTCCAGATATTCAGGTGTCAGCATAGCAACACCCCCTATTCTTCAGGAGGATAATTTCCAGCTCCAGGCGGTGCTTCCGGAATCAGCTCTTTTGCCTCCTCCTCGGTGCATCCGAAATACCATGCGTAGAACTTTTCCAGTTTCAGCTTGCCAGCCAGAACCATAGCCCAACGGCGTGTGTATTCCACGTTGGTATCTTCCAGGACTCCATCACCCCAGGTTGCTGTCTTTTCTACAGCTCCCTCCGGAGATAATCCATACAGCGTACAAAGAACGCCCATGGCGTAAATCAGATGGTCGAAACCTTTATCCCAGGCACTTTGCATCCTGGAAACCACTGTGTAGGACCTCTGTTTTGATGTCCTGATCTCCTCTGCAGTCTTTTCTATCTGCTGCGGATCTGAAATTGTGCCGTAGGACAATCCACAAAGGAACTCTATTCTCTGGAAATGCTTATTCAGTCCGGAGAACATTGCGTTGTCTCTGATTTCCGGAGCATACTCTTTCAGGAAAGATTCTTTGCTGTCAATATCGAAAGCACGGTACAACCTCTCACGTCCTTGTGGGAGAATCGGCTTGCCTTTCTTGTCGCTGTCGAACATGTCAGCGGACGCATGGATCGCTGCCTCTGTCGCTTCATACTCCCAGAGAATACGGGAGAACTGTCTGTCAGCCTGTTCAATAACCTCTGTCGCCCTGGAATATACTGATGTTCCTAACGGCGAATGTGGATCAAGATTGTTTGCCCTCGGTACTTTTACATACACAAAGAGGGGTTTTTCCAGGTTATTGATAATCACCGGCTCCTCAGACAAAGACGCCCAATCCTCTACTTCTGTCAGGGGAACAGGCGTCAAATATGGATGCTCGACCGATATGTAATCATCATCGGCCAGCTGGCTATTCAGTTTTTCGGAACGGAAAGCCTTGTTGATGATCGTATAATCAGTACCTACCAGGTTGTGACTTTCCAATCTGGTATATACATAATCTCCCTGGCGTTTGCTGTCCACAAAGATAGCTCCGGTAATTTCCTTGTTGCTGTTGTATGCAGTAGGAAAGAAACGGTCTGCCTGTGTAAAATCAATGTCAATGGTTTCTCCTGATACATACGGCTTCATACAGATGCCGCCTTTCGCACAGTAAAGCTCCATGTGATCGCCGATATTTACCAGGTTGTTTTTCAGCTGTACGTTCATGTACTCCGCTCTGGGGCTTCCCTCTAATTCCAGCTCGAACTCTGTCAATACAAGTCGGGCCATTTCCTCCGATATTGCCGCCGGTAGGTTCAGCGGTATAATACCGGCTTCTCCTCCTCTCCAGGGAGGATTGTTTCCGTACATCATGGACCACAGCTCGATAGCGTTATCCATAACTGCGGAAGTAGCAACCGTAACATTCAGCTGCTTCTCAATGTTGGTTTTTGGTATCAATTTACTCCACGCCTTTCTGAAAAAATCTGTTACTGCCAATGCTACACCTCCTATCCGGCTTTTCGCTTGATATATTTCTTCCAGTCATGCTCATACGAATACTCGAAAGCGTCCAGGCTGTCGATGTCGCTTGTGCCATCGTCCAGACGTTCCAGCTCCGTATTCTTTGGATTCCACACGGCCATGCTGATTGCTTCCTGGAGCGTGTCGCAATCCTCGGTATAATAGAACCGGTCTTGTGCGGTTAGCGTTGTCAGTGTGAAAATTCGGTTTGTGATCTGCTCTTTCTTGGCGTTCTCAACTTTGATGTCGCCCATGCCGTTCTTAATCAAAGCACTTCTCAATCCCTGTTTAAGGACCTGCTCGGCAGAATCACAGTACACATGGGTTACTCGCCCGTAATCCGCTATGATCTTCCTGATGAATGCAACAAACATTCTGGCCAGATCGTCCGGATCAGTTCCCTCGGCATCGTGCCACTCGGAAGCCAGGGCAATGAGCTGTTCATATCCAATCGTGGCAGTAGACGCAACAAAAGCGTGTCCGGAGCCATTGCCGCCGAAGTCCACGCCCACATTGATGTCCAATAGCTGATTCTGCTTTTCCAGCTTCTTTACAGCCTCTTTGGTTATCAGGTATTTATTGTCGCTTGCCGCTATGGAAGTTGCCAATTTGGTGTAAATAAGACCCTCAGCAATACTTCTCTTGCCCTCTATATCCCGGATGTACCAGATACTTGTAGGATCATACTGGCTCACAATCTCTCGGAGACGTTCCTGGGAAATGTTCACATTCTCAAAAATAGTAAAATGCTGGTAGTTGTAACCGCCCAGCAATTCCCCTGTTTTTGCTTTCTTCTCGTAAACATCCAGGTAGTCCGCATAAATCGGAGCCTTTGGGTGTTCCGGGTTTAAATCCCAGAAGATTTTACGCCTTTTCGCCGCCAGCTGACGGTTGAAAGCCTCTTTGATCGTGTTGTCATGATGCAGATTGATCTCTGTTGCAATCCACATACCGTAGGAGTTACCACGGATTTTTTTATAGCTGTCAGAGGATTTACCTCCGGCAAAAATGACTATCTTTTCTTTGTACCCGGTGTCCGGGCCTTTGATTCTCAAACAGTCATTGTCTTTGTATTTGCTCCACCGGCACTGGCCTCTGAAAATGTACTCCAGACCGAAGCCGTTTGCATCGCCAATATTCAGTTTTGCGTTCGCCATGGTGGAACCGGTGGCAAGGTGGATTTTATCGGGGCAGGTCTTTAGTTCATGAGCGAAAGCGTAAACATTATCAATGGTCTTTCCTGAACGAACAGCTCCCTCCAGGATGTTGTAAGTATTGAACTGACAGGCATAGATATAATCCATGTGCTTCTGACCGAACTTAAACGGTATCGTCTTTTTCTTCTTTACCGCCATAGATCAGATCGTCCACATCGCTGGTATCTTCGATTTCCTGATTCATACCCATCGCCTTATCCTTTTCAAACTTAAACTGCTGCTCTTTCAGTTTGGTTTCCGGATTGTAACCGGCTGTATCTCTCAAAAACTCCGCCGCCCGGACATCCCCGGTTGCCATCGCTTTTTGAAATACTCTAACCATTAAGGCCATCTGATTTGTCATGTCCTCCTCCTCGAAACCAAGCGTTTCCAGGTTTTTAATGGTGTTTTCGCCAACCGCCGGCATGTTCAAGAGCAGTTTTGCGGCATTTTTCATGTCTCTTTTCCTGCGTCTTGCCTCGCCGGAAGCCTTGCCTCCTTTTTTACCTGCCTCTCTCGGTTCCCTCTCGCTTCCGAACTTCTTTAAGTTCTGCTCATTTGCCATCTCACCACCTACCAATTTACTACGAAAAAAGCATCCTCCCGTGTGTGAGAAGATGCTTGCACTCGCTTTATTTTGTTATGCGGTCAGGAACCAAATACCTGGTGCAGTACGGCTACCCCTCCGTCTATGCACTCCTGGATGTTTTTGCCTATGCTCAAATAGAAATCCGGATGAACCATGCACTCATACGCACGAACCATCGTGTCGCTCTGCTCCCTGGTTATTCCCAGGCGGAAGCTCTTTGCTATCCGTAATGCGTCTTTGTAACGCCCCTGTCTTACCAGGCCACGTACCTGATCTGTTTTTTTTACCATGCTGGCTCCTCCTCTCTGCCCTTGCATCAGGCGTAATTAAAATTTGCTTTGATTCCCTCCATGTCGAAAAAGGAAAGCTGCTTATACTGCAAACCTGCCTCCTCCTCTCTCATGAAGTCCGCTTTTGTCTTTCCTGCTTTCTTTCCCTCTAAGGTGTGGCAGTCATAGACGTATTTCGGGATTTTACCACCGTCAAGCTCCTGGAACTCTGCCAGGTTGATTTGTCTGTCCAGCCCTCTCTCCAGGTTGAACAACTCGTCCTGGGTAAAATACTTTCTCATATCTCCGGCTGATCTGTTCTTATCATCCATTGCCTCACATGCGAAGAAATCAGAATCTCTGCTCTTTGCGTGATACAACAGGATCGTGATTGCCTTTGATATAAAAATCTTTGTTCTGTCATTACCTTTCTTCCCCTTATTCACTTCCTGGCTCGCCCAATACAGTGCAAGGATCTCCTGGGTGCATTCTCCGTAACAGTCCTCTGCGGAGATTACCAGCGTTCTTTTCCAAAGGTAATGCTCGTAACGGTCGAACAATTCATTTGCTGCATATCCAGCCGCCTTTACGTCACATCTTCTGATCGCTTTCTGGTACAAGCTGGACATCGTGAAAAGCGAATGTCCGTTTTTTGTGATTAACTGATTGTATGCCATGTTCATTCCTCCTACAAAATGATTGTCAAGCCTCGGTTTTCCCTTAACTTGAGCTTAACTTTAGCAGTTTTTCAAATAATTTCAAGGCGAAATCAACCGATTTTTTGTCAAATATGCCTTTTCAGCATCTTGTACATTTTCTGTACTTCCCGGTAACTTATCTTTTGACATTTATACGGCTCTGGTTGGTTTTGAAATTGTGGTCGTAATATTTCCCCCACTTATTTTTCATATACTCTACCGTCTGATTCAGCGCCCTGGAGTTTTTATTCTCATTGTTGCCGCCGGCGTTCTTATCGTACTCGTTCTGCATACCGAAATAGTCAGGAATGATGATGATCCTGTTCTGCAGCAACTCCTGCAAAACAAAATCCGTGTCCTCTTTGATGTAGGTCATATTATCAAACCGGCTTTTCAGGCACTCTTTGTTGAACCAGCAGATTCCCCCGGTAATTCCCTTGAACAGGAACTCGGCGTTAAACTTCCGGACATCCCCGGTCATGGTGCAGGAAGCGAAGCCCAGCCTCAAATCACTAAGAATCTGTGCCACTCTTTCAAACTCCATGTCTATTACGTCCTTGTCGGCAATCTCAACTTTATTGTTCTTGCCTTTGTATATCATCCGGGAAATATCATCATCGCACTGGATCACGATATCCTCCGGCGTGTTGTCGATGATCCACTGTCTGACTTTTGCCAGGCTGTTGATTTCTTCATCCGGACCGGTCAGGATTTTTGTTATACCGGCTGCCCGGTACGCCTCCTCCTCCGATTCCCGGACTACATAGGTGCAATCATTCAGGACGTGCCAGGTCATGATCCGGTCGCTGCGTTTGTACGATGGAACATAAATTCCAACGGTCTTACATGCTTGATAATCCTGATTCATGGTACCACACCGCCCTTGCTTTAATTTTCTTCTTGTCATTGATCTTGACTTTCGCACCGTCAATCCCCAGCCTACGGGTCAGCTCGTTATAATCCATTTCATTTTTGCAGACAATCATCACATAATCGTACTTCTCATAGTTCAGAAGCTCCATTTCTTTGATTTTCCGCTCCCCTGGGCTGCCCTCCTGCAAGTCCAGACCTAAATCCATGTTTAAATCAGCTGTCCAGTCTGCCAGCAAGTCCATATCCCACTCCCCGGCGTGGGTGTTGTCCTTAATGTTGATCGCCCTCTTTTCAGCTTCCGTATATCCGATCAGGCGTTTATACGTTACCTCCGTGTCCGGGTTAATCTCATTCAGGATCGTTGCCCTCTGGTTTCCTGCGATTACATCATCGTTTTCATCAATGACGAAGATACCAAAGTCGCCGAACTGCTCCAGCGAACGCTTCAGCTCCTCACGTTTCTTCTTTCCGATCTTTCTCGGATTCCCGAAACCGAACTTGATGTCGCCCACTCTCATAGTTCCGCTCTCGATTCTCTTTGCCGGTAAATTGTCAATGCCGTTCTCAAAATTGCTCATTATCTTTCTCACCTCTTTCTGGATACAAGAAAAGGACCATGCCTTTCCAGGCACAGCCCTTTCTCTGGGGGTTAAAAATTTTGTAGGAGTAGCTGTACTACATGCTTTCAGCTGTTCTCTAATATCCAGGGTGGGGAAGCCGAAACCTCCCCACCGGAGGGGATAAATGAGCAAGCGTAATCTGTTTACCGGTTCAGACTACGAACAGCCAGCAAGTAGAAACTTGCTTTTTACAAGATAACATCTGCTTAAAACAGTTTCAACGTAAATAAAACGTAAATTGTATGCCGTTCTCGCTTCGTTATAGCCTAAAGGGGCGTTTATGCAGCTATTCCCTTATAATTCTCACCAGAATACCCTCTAAGCCGAAAATAAGGGCTGTCAAGTCCTCCCTGGCCGCTTTCGCATCATTCTGGATCGTTCTCAGCTCCTCGCACTCCATGTCAGCGATTTCTTTTGTGGTCTTTTTCTCCTCTGCCAGATACATGTGATAGATCACTCTGTACTGTCGCTGCTTGGTCTTGGATGCCGAACTTTCACAGCTCTGGCGGTAAACCTCCAGCATATTGTCCACATGCGTCATGAGCATATTAACCGTGAACACTCCTCTTTTCAGGTTGTGGAGCGTCTTATCATCATCGAAGATACCGAACTTTGTCAGAACCTCGATGTCCGCTATTCCGTCATTGACCTCCGCCGCCTGTTCCAGCGTATAAACCGAATTGGCAGCATACGCTTTCAGGTATGTATACTTCTCCAGGAGAACCTTTGTCTTGTAAAGCATTTTGTCTACTTTCTTCCTGGAGGATTCCTTATGCTCCCTCTTGTATGCCTCTGCCCCAGCTTCGGAGGCTTTTCTTATCATTTCTTCCAGCTCCAGCTCTGTGATGCTGTACGTCTTACCGCCTTTTTTTGCCATCTTGCAATACCTCCCATTTATTTCTTGACTTTTTCCACAATAAGCCTTATAATAGCCTCAACCGTTTCGTGGAGTTCAGCAAGTGTCCTGGTGGCATGCGTTGGACTCTTCGTTTTTTTATGCAGTTTTCAGTGTTCCCGGATTACTTTAAAAATCCAGGAGGAAACGGGAACGGGAATGGAAACGGCATATCCCCAACAACCTTTCCCATTTTGATCTCTCCGCAATGTGCGTGAGCAATCGCAATCTTCTTATCCCTGGCCTCTTTCTCCAGGCTCTCCGGCACTTCCAGATTTCCGTCTACCATGATAACTGGCTCCTTGCCCTCTCTGATCTTCTTTTCCAGAGTTTCCAGGTCGCAAACAAAATCGTCACCGAAAATCTTTTTCAGGATGTTCACCCCATCCGGCTCCGGCTTTCTCATTGTGTCTTTGCACTTACCGGCTGTTGCTTCCGGATCGGGCTTTGCCTGTTCTCCCTTTGGAGGCTCCGGCTCTCCAGGTTCACAGCATCCGCCGCACTCGCACACATGCTGGCTCTCCGCCATGGTCTTAATCTCAATTTCAGACATCAGTTTCAGGTGATCGTCAGCCGCTTTTCGGTAATCCGGCTGTAATTCCATACGTTTACCCTCTTTCATCAGTCTTTCTTTCATCACAAACCACATTTTCTGATAATCCATGCTCATTTACTCCTTTTCATTGTTTTTCAGGTAGAGGAATAACAGTATTACCCCCCCCCCCCTCGACTTCTAAGCCCCATGCATCCCATCCGCTGTGCTGTTCTCTTGCGAATAATTCAATCATAGGACCATAACTCACTGTTTCTATCATCTGCCGCATACGTTCCGGCTTCTGGCTGTGTTCCCTACGTGCTTCCACGAATCCGGTCACTCCTTGCTGGCGTTTCCCGTCCACAATCTTGTACGGGAGTTTCTTTTTGGTAGTGCCGAACAGGCAATGTTCGGTCATCCCCCGGTAA